TCCGGATGAACCGGAGGGAACTGCCGAACAATAATGCTCGGGAGAGTGCGATGGATTACAACCGCTATACACGCTCAGTACAGATATCATACTGGAAGGTGTACAATGACGGAACTGCTGTGGCGCCTGTAGAACGTCTCAAGGCGTACTCAACAGGTAATCTTTTAGTAGGGAGGGATTCTAACGACATCGGTGAGTTCATACCCGGTGTTTATAGGATTAACCCCTACTGTATCGCACGCTTTAACCAGCGCTTAGAAGAATCTCTAGTAAAGAGAGACTACCAAGATACCAGTGCTGTCTATACTAGACAGGACGAAGGTCCAGTTGCTATGCAACCGATCTTCATGGAATATCTTACTTCGCCTGGCATAACCGACGTAGGCCCTTATGAGCAATTAGCCTTGCAAAAGGCTATGAGCAAAGTTGGGGCAGCCGAACTTGCCATGGGTGAGGATCTTGGAGAACTCCGAGAGACTTACAACATGCTCAAGAGTCCTTTGTCAGCAATGAAGAAATTCTTGCTTGATGACTCCGCGCGTAACTTGAACTCCTTAGTGGCACTCGCCAAAAAAGGAAAGAGAGTTGCGGAACGCGAGAAACGGACAGCTCTAGGTGCAGCGGATGCTGTATCTGGAACAATCTTGGAACTGCGTTATGGGTTAAGGCCCTTAATGATGCAGGTGCAGGCCATTATTGAGTTGCTGTGTGCGAAAGCTGAAGAAGCTTTTGATCCTACGAAAATTCGATCAGTAAGAACCAGGCTTATCTTTACGACGGAAACGTCGAAGGATAGAGCATGGACGCTGCAGAATTTTTACAAAGGAACAGTGCACACGGAGAATACGTATCAGGCTTCTGCGTCTATTCAATATAGGCAAACAGCGGAGCATGATATACTTAGCATGTTGGGGCTTAAACCCCAGTATCTCCTCGAGACAGCGTGGAATCTTAAAACGTTGTCTTTTGTTTTGGATTGGTTGCTTGACGTTGGCACCTTTCTTGAGTCCGTTAGGTTTAAGCCAGATATTGAAATTCTGGGGAACACCGTCGGGGTCAAGACGATACGTAAGGCCAAGATAGATAATATCGAAGCACGCTATAACAACTATTGCAAATGGGAAACCGTTCGTAATACGAGTGAAGCAACATACGAAATATATAATCGTAAGATTAATGTTAGTATGCAGTATCGTCCACACTTTACATATGGTCGCACGTTTGATCTTTGGAAAAAGATTGATCTGGCAGCCATCCTCTGGGCGCCCATTTCTAAGAAACTTAGAAAGATAAAGGTTTAACCCACAAAATTTAATGGAGGTTGAGATATGTCCATAATTGGCGCAAGTCTCATGAAGAACGCTACCGGTGGTACTACTACCGGTGGAACGGCTTTCACTTTATCAAGTGATGGAGTCGTAGTTGCAAATGGAGTGCACGTCGCAGATATGTCGGAGGCTGATTTCACAATCAGAACCAACTACACATTCAAGACACGAAACCCTGTTTTGCAGGCCGATAAGTCCTATTCCAAGGCTAAACGCTCATGTACTATCGTTGTACCAAAAGATCTAGGTGATGATGGGATTGTTTTCAATCTTGTCCGCATCGAAGTCGAGGCGCATCCTAAGACGTCCAACGCTGAGTTGGTTAGTCTAAACATGCTTGGTGCTCAGTACTTCACCGATAGTGACTTTGAATCGTTTAGGCTTAACGGTGCTTTAGCATAATGCTATCGCTACTTCTAAGCTGGCTACGCCGCGACGCAACACTGCGCCGGCTAATTGAACATTGGAGATTTCCATGTCAAATCGCAACAACAAAAAGAGGTCGCAAGATCTTTACGCGACCGATCGTGTTGCTGTTAATCTTTACAGCAATATTGTTTCAGATTTCCAAAGATCCGAAGGTAAGAGTTTTTATGCTGAATCTGTTAGAGAGCTCCACACAGACATATCCGCTTTCCGAAGCCGAGAAGCTAAGGAAGTTGGGTACATCTCTGTCGGACGCTTTAAACGGACTAAGCAGGTAGAGTCAATCCTGAAGAAGTACCGATTCAAGAAAGACAACTTCACAGACGATGAGCTGTTGCAGAGGACCCTCGACGGGTACCTCGAACGACAGTTGCGCATTGCGCAGCCAATGCCCTTAAGACCAACTGGGCTAAAGGTTTTGCAGCGCGCTCGCTTAATCGCGAAGCGGATCCTGGGTGAATTCCCAGGCGATGAGGTTGTAAATAATGTAAGATTCGGTAGGAAGTCGTCAATTGGATGTCCGTTGTCCCTTGCATATTTAGACGAGAAATTGTCTAATGCGGATGCCTTCACTGGCACAGCCGAAACGTCTGCGTTTTTCATGAACCAGGTTTTACCTGGTGACCATATTTTGCAAAAGATATTGGCTAGCCACGACTTTGTGGCTCTGAAGGACCAGATGAACATCGGCTATCTGAACTTAGTTTCTGTACCAAAAACTTGGGAAAGCTATCGCATGATAACGCCACTTACGCTATTAGGGTTATTCTACTCCTATGGTATAGGTCGGATTGTTACGTGCTTATTAGCTAAACACGGACTTAACATTGCAAAGCTGCAACAGAAACATGCGGAACTCGTTGAAGAGTTTAGCAGAAGTCTGAAGCATGCAACAGCGGATGTGAAAGGTGGATCTGATAATTATACGTCGGCTCTCCTTAATCGTGTTTTGCCTCGTCCCTGGTATGTGGCTCTTCGTAAGACTTTCGTTCGTACTATCCACCTTGACGGTGGTGAACGGTCGCTTGCTACTGAGTCCATTTTGCCAATGGGGAATGGGGCTACTTTTCCAATTGAGACACTTGTCTTCTATTGCCTAATCAAGGCGATAGGTGAGCTCACAAACACCA